GGAAAGCAATTAAATATCAGGTGTTTATTCGATGAGCGCAGGAAAGCAGGACAAGAAGCCTGGGAAGGGCGTAGACGGCAACGTGATCTCGCCGCCGGACCGGCGTCGGGTCGATGGCGCGCCTGTGCCTGAAGAGGACGGATGGGAGCGTGTTTCGCTTGCCGAGCTCGGCACACTTGAGTCTAAACTCGGCCTCGACGCGAGCGGCGGCGATGACGCGGACGCACCTGTAATTACGGATCGGACGGGTGTCCGTCGCGGCGATGATGCGCCTGCTGATCCGGCGAGCGCGCCGGCTGATCCACAATCAGCGGGCGGGGCGGACAGGTCTAGCGAAAAGCCGCGGGCTGAGCCACGTTCCGGCGAGCCGTTAGACTCCGAGCCGTTAGACTCAAGTGTGGACTCCCCAGATCCCGACGATGCTAAGCCCTTGAAATCATTCAAGGCTGTGAAGGCTGCGGTGGGTAAAGCCGAGGGCGAGGGCAAGGTCGGGCTGAGCGCGGCGCTGGACGCGGTCGGCAACGTGATCTCGCCGCCGCACCTGGGCCAGGCGGAGCAGATGCCGCTGCCGATTGTCGTCGAGCCGGAGGGTGGCCAGCAAGGCGAGGACGGGGTCGGGGCGGAAGGCCAACCGCAGGGAGGCCAACCGCAGGTTCGCGGGCCGGGCCGGCCCAAAGGGTCGCGCAACAAGCGGACGGATGAGTGGGTTGACTATCTCCTGCGCGGCCGGCGGCCGCCGCTGTTGGTGCTCGCCGAGACCTATTCGCGGCCGGTCGATCAGCTGGCGAAGGAGTTGTCCATCACCAAGGGGGAGGCGTTCAAGCTGCAGCTTCTGGCCGCGAAGGAGCTCGCGCCGTATGTGCATCAGAAGCAGCCGCTGGCGGTCCAGGTCGATGCGCGCGGCGTCGTGACGCTGGTGATCGGGGGCGACTTGCCGGGTGGCGGCAGAGTGCCGGGTGGCGGCGGAGTGTCGGGTGGCGGCGGTGCGGGCGAAGGGGTGAGGGAGGAAGCGGGCGGCGTGGTGGTGATCGAAGGGCAAGTGATCGATGAATCCGGCGAGGAAGGCGGAAATGAATGATTTCAACAACTTAGGGCGTTGCGGCGAGCAAGAGTCTAACGGCTTGGAGTCTAACGGTTTGCCGAGAGCGGTTGGTTTTCCGCCGTTTTTAGCCGTGCGAACTGCTGATTTAAGATCAGCCGGGCTTGCCTTCGGCGAAGCCGGGCCGGTGCTGTGCTCGGTGACGAAGGGCGGAGGGTGGAAGCAGCTTGGGTATCCTCGGCCGAGGGCGCGATCGCGGCGAAGCCGGCACAACGATCGCGCTGCAGCCGGGCTGGGCGCGGCGAAGGCGGGAGCGGGCACGAGCGGGCGATGGAGGCGAAAGCCGGTGATGGCAAGGGATCGTAGGCCGGCCGGCGCGCCAAAGGATGGAACTGTTCTTGCCGTGGTGGTTGAGGGGGCGCCGGGTCTCGCCTCGCGCCACGGAGACGTATGGCTCGAGTTCCCGACTATGGTCCCGATAAGGCCGCCTGAAAGCTGGCGATATTTGCACAGGCGGCGGGATAGGGTGCGTCTGGCCTCCATAGCAGCACTACTGCGGAGGGTGGAGCGAACGGCATTCGCGTGTCTCCGGCGAAGCCTTCGGCGAAGCCAGGCCGACGAGCGGGCTGTCCGGTCTTCGCAGCCGCAGCGGCTGCTTCGCCGGCGGGCGGACTGATGGCGACTGACTTCTCCATCCGGTTCGACCCGCCGGGGCCGGTGGCGGCGGCCTTCATGGACTCCCCCGCCCGGGTCAAGCTGCTCATGGGCCCGGAGGGGAGCGGCAAGACCTCGTGCTGCCTGATGGCGAACGTGTTTATGGCGGTCCGTCAAGCCCCCTCGCCCATCGACGGGGTGCGGCGCTACAAGTTCCCGGTCATCCGGGACACCTATCGGCAGCTTGAGAAGACCACGATCCCGACCTGGAACAGATGGTTCCCGAAGAGCGTGGGCCAGTGGGTCGGCGGCGCGGGCGGCCAGCCCGCCACCCACACCGTTCTGATCGAGATCGACGGGGTGGGAAGGATCGAGATCATTGCCGAGTTCATCGGCCTGGGCGAGCACAAGATCGAGGATGTCATGCGCGGCTATGAGGGCACCTCGGCTTACATCAACGAGGCGGACCTCTTGTCCCGTGATGTGTTGACCTACGTCTACGGGCGGTGCAACCGCTACCCGCCGAAGGACGAGGGCGGGGCCACCGACTGGATGGTGACCTTGGACATGAACGCCCCGGACACCGACAACTGGACCTACAGCGAGTTCCTGGACCAGCCGACCGAGGGCTTCGCCTTCTTCCGCCAGCCGAGCGGCTTCTCGCCTCAGGCCGAGAATCTCCGGAACCTGAACAGTAAGATTGGTGACGACTACTACGGCGAGAAGGCCAAGGGGCAGCCGGAGTGGTATGTCCGGCGCTATATCCGCAACGAGTTCGGCTATTCGCGCGAGGGCAAGCCGGTCTATCCGGAGTGGTCCGACAGCCGCCACGTCGCGGCCCGGGAGCTCCTGCCGGTCGCCGGGATACCGCTCGTCCTCGGCCTCGACGCCGGCCTGACGCCCGCCGCGATCATCAACCAGCATATGCCGAACGGCCAGTGGCGGACCCTTGATGAGCTCATCGTCGGCGAGGACGAGTCGATCGGGCCGAGGCGGTTCGCCAAGATGCTGGTGCAGCTCCTGATCGAGCGCTACGACGGCTTCACCGGCACGGCATGGGCGGATCCGCAGACTGTTCACGGCGCCGATAGCGAGGGCGGCGAGCAGACTTGGCTGGAGATCGTCGAGGAGGCGCTCAAGGGCATCGGGCTCGCGGTCAAGCCGGCGCCGACCCAGGAGATCATCGCCCGCCACGAGGCGGTCCGGGGGCCGCTCGCCCGGTCGATCGACGGCGAGATCCCGGGCTATGTGCTGTCGCCGCGCTGCCGGATCCTCCGCAAGGGCTTCAACTCGGGCTACCGCTACCGCCGCCGGCGCGGCTCGGGCGGGCCCGAGTACGACCCGAAGCCGGAGAAGAACGCCTTCAGCCATCCCCACGATGGGCTGCAGTATGCCCTCTCCGGCGGCGGCGAGTATCACGAGATGAGGGGGCACCAGCGCCGGGAACAGGATCGCCGGCGGCTTCCGGAGCGGGCGATCATGGAGCCCGACGCTGACGACTTGGCGGCCTTCGGCGGGCGGCGGCCATGGTGATGCGGGAGCCGAGGTGATGATCTTGTGGCCGTGAGAATGACCACCGTCGAACCCACCACCCGGTCCCAGCTGCCACAGTGGACGCCGCCGCTCGTTCACGAGCGGTTCCGCCAGGCGGTCGATACGCTGCGCCGGCTACCGGGCCTGACCAACCGTGACGTGCCGCAGGGCTACACCAGCTCGTGGCCCGAGGTGATCCGCAGCTACGAAGAAGCCTATGGCTACGGGCCGGCGGCCTTCGGCCATGCCGCCGCCGAGCCCAAGGACATCGACCAGCTGGACGAGACCATCGGTTGGGCGAACGAGTGGCTCGATCCGGTCGAGCGGCAGCTGGTCTGGGGGCGGGCTTGGCGGTGCAGGTGGAAGGTCCTCACGGCGGAGCTTGGGCTCGGCCGGACGAAGGCGTGGCAGATGTGGACCGTCGCCCTCCTGAAGATCGCGACAAGGCTGAATCTAAGTGCCTGAAATCGCGTCGGAAAAGTGTTCGAACAAAAAAGTTGTGAACATTTCGAACAAAAACCGCTAGGTTTTGCCCCCAAGATTCGGGGGCGTGCGCCCTCGATGGCACGAAAACTCCAAACGCCGTCCGATCACACCCGCCTCCACCAGGCCGCCCTCCAAGGCTATGAATGACGCCATATTGAGGGCAGCACAGAGGGCCGTCAGCCCGCCGCTGCTTGCCTCCGGTAACGAGATTGTCAGCGCGGCGGAAGTGTTAAGGGCACTTGACAAGACCGTCAGCGTGCCTCGACTGCTCAACGCATTGGTTGTCTTCACCGACGCCTGCCACTTGTGGTCGGGCCGGCGCCTCAAGGCTGGTTTCCGCCACTGCTTCGTGCTCATCGACAAAGGCTCCGGTTGGCTTTTGTTGGAACCTCTGGCGCATCACACTGATATCTCGATCCTGGCAGAGGTTTCTGGGGATGAGATCGCCGCGTTCTACCGGGAGTTGGGCTATCGGGTGGTGCCGACGTTTGTTCGCAATGCCGTGCGCCGGCCCCTGCCTCCGGCCCTCTGCACCTGTGCCGAAGCGGTCAAGCGGGTCCTTGGGATCAGGGCGTGGTGGATCGTCACGCCGTTCCAACTGTTCAAGCATCTGACGAAAGGATCGTAGCGATGGCCGCGCTATTTGAGACCGTGAGGCCGCAGTTGCCACTGTCTGAGACTGCGAAGAGAGAGCTTCAGGGACGGACACGAGGGGGCCTTCTTGAGACTTCTGCCCTTTGAATCAGCCGACCTGAGAAAGAAATCAAGCAAGCGCCAGACGCGGCGCGAGGTGATCGGCAGCCGGGGCACTCTCGCCCAGACCGGCGACGGCACCGTGACCCGTAAGACGCTTTTAGGATCGTGACAGGAAAGGGATGAATCATGCCCAAGCGAAAGAGCAAAGCGCCTGAAATCAAGATGAAGGCCTCGGCCAAGCCGAAGACGAAGCGCCCGAGCGCGGCTGATATGTACGCTCAGGCGGTCGGGATCGTGAAGCGCGAGGCGACGGGCGTCATGGGTCTGGCCGAGGAGATGAAGCGGATCGCCGGAATGGCGAAGAAGCCCGAGATCAAGGACGCATTGGAGCAGGCATCGGCGGCTGCAGAGACCATCGCCAAGCGGCTGGGCGCCGCCGTGAAGGGAGCCTGAGCCATGACTTCACTGTTCAGCTCACCCAAACCACCGCCCTTGCCGTCGATACCGCCGTTGCCCAAGATCACCGATCCGGCGGTGGAGGAGGCGAAGCGCAAGGCCCGGCTCGCGGCACAGAAGCGGCGGGCCCGGGGCGGCAAGACCATTTTGACCAGCGGTCTGGGCGACGTGAGCGAGGCTCCGGTCGTACGCAAGACGCTGTTGGGAGCCTAAGGCCATGGCGACTTTGTACATCCAGGAATACGCCAAACTGGCCGTTGACGACATGGGGAAGCCGGTTCAGATCGGGCAGGAGCCGGCGTTGGCGAGCCAGACCGTCGCGATCGGCGGCGCGAGCGTGCAGTCGGCGGCCTTCAACGCACGGACGAAGTTCGTGCGCCTGCACACCGACGTGATCTGCAGCGTGAAATTCGGGGCTAATCCGACGGCGACGACCTCGGACGCCGCCGCTCGTTCACGAGCGGTTCCGCCAGGCGGTCGATACGCTGCGCCGGCTACCGGGCCTGACCAACCGTGACGTGCCGCAGGGCTACACCAGCTCGTGGCCCGAGGTGATCCGCAGCTACGAAGAAGCCTATGGCTACGGGCCGGCGGCCTTCGGCCATGCCGCCGCCGAGCCCAAGGACATCGACCAGCTGGACGAGACCATCGGTTGGGCGAACGAGTGGCTCGATCCGGTCGAGCGGCAGCTGGTCTGGGGGCGGGCTTGGCGGTGCAGGTGGAAGGTCCTCACGGCGGAGCTTGGGCTCGGCCGGACGAAGGCGTGGCAGATGTGGACCGTCGCCCTCCTGAAGATCGCGACAAGGCTGAATCTAAGTGCCTGAAATCGCGTCGGAAAAGTGTTCGAACAAAAAAGTTGTGAACATTTCGAACAAAAACCGCTAGGTTTTGCCCCCAAGATTCGGGGGCGTGCGCCCTCGATGGCACGAAAACTCCAAACGCCGTCCGATCACACCCGCCTCCACCAGGCCGCCCTCCAAGGCTATGAATGACGCCATATTGAGGGCAGCACAGAGGGCCGTCAGCCCGCCGCTGCTTGCCTCCGGTAACGAGATTGTCAGCGCGGCGGAAGTGTTAAGGGCACTTGACAAGACCGTCAGCGTGCCTCGACTGCTCAACGCATTGGTTGTCTTCACCGACGCCTGCCACTTGTGGTCGGGCCGGCGCCTCAAGGCTGGTTTCCGCCACTGCTTCGTGCTCATCGACAAAGGCTCCGGTTGGCTTTTGTTGGAACCTCTGGCGCATCACACTGATATCTCGATCCTGGCAGAGGTTTCTGGGGATGAGATCGCCGCGTTCTACCGGGAGTTGGGCTATCGGGTGGTGCCGACGTTTGTTCGCAATGCCGTGCGCCGGCCCCTGCCTCCGGCCCTCTGCACCTGTGCCGAAGCGGTCAAGCGGGTCCTTGGGATCAGGGCGTGGTGGATCGTCACGCCGTTCCAACTGTTCAAGCATCTGACGAAAGGATCGTAGCGATGGCCGCGCTATTTGAGACCGTGAGGCCGCAGTTGCCACTGTCTGAGACTGCGAAGAGAGAGCTTCAGGGACGGACACGAGGGGGCCTTCTTGAGACTTCTGCCCTTTGAATCAGCCGACCTGAGAAAGAAATCAAGCAAGCGCCAGACGCGGCGCGAGGTGATCGGCAGCCGGGGCACTCTCGCCCAGACCGGCGACGGCACCGTGACCCGTAAGACGCTTTTAGGATCGTGACAGGAAAGGGATGAATCATGCCCAAGCGAAAGAGCAAAGCGCCTGAAATCAAGATGAAGGCCTCGGCCAAGCCGAAGACGAAGCGCCCGAGCGCGGCTGATATGTACGCTCAGGCGGTCGGGATCGTGAAGCGCGAGGCGACGGGCGTCATGGGTCTGGCCGAGGAGATGAAGCGGATCGCCGGAATGGCGAAGAAGCCCGAGATCAAGGACGCATTGGAGCAGGCATCGGCGGCTGCAGAGACCATCGCCAAGCGGCTGGGCGCCGCCGTGAAGGGAGCCTGAGCCATGACTTCACTGTTCAGCTCACCCAAACCACCGCCCTTGCCGTCGATACCGCCGTTGCCCAAGATCACCGATCCGGCGGTGGAGGAGGCGAAGCGCAAGGCCCGGCTCGCGGCACAGAAGCGGCGGGCCCGGGGCGGCAAGACCATTTTGACCAGCGGTCTGGGCGACGTGAGCGAGGCTCCGGTCGTACGCAAGACGCTGTTGGGAGCCTAAGGCCATGGCGACTTTGTACATCCAGGAATACGCCAAACTGGCCGTTGACGACATGGGGAAGCCGGTTCAGATCGGGCAGGAGCCGGCGTTGGCGAGCCAGACCGTCGCGATCGGCGGCGCGAGCGTGCAGTCGGCGGCCTTCAACGCACGGACGAAGTTCGTGCGCCTGCACACCGACGTGATCTGCAGCGTGAAATTCGGGGCTAATCCGACGGCGACGACCTCGGACGCCAGATTCGATGCTGGGGCGACGGAGATGTTTGGTGTCGAGGGCGGCGACAAGGTGGCCGTCATCTCCAACACGTAGGCAAGCGTGCGGCGTGATCATTGTTGATCCGGCGGCCATACGGGATACCGCGCGATGCCCGTGAAGGTGGCGCGGCGCGGGGATAAGTTCCGCATCGTCGAGGAGGACGGGACAATTGCGACGGGCGCGAAGGGCGCCCCGCGCGACGGCGGCGGCCACAGGAGCCGGGCCAAAGCCGAACGACAAGCCCGCGCCATAAACACGCCGGCGAGGAAGAGCGATGCCGTCGGGGCGCGGCTCGCCCGGGCCGGGCTGGTCAAACGCAGGAGGGGATGAGGGGGTGCCTTCGCACACGGCGGCCGAGCGGCGGAGGAAAAAACCATTGTCCGCGATCGCGGCCGGCATCAAGCGCCGGGGCACGAAAGGAGCGCTGCGCGCCATCGCCAAGCGCATGGGCCTGATCAAGGGCGATGAGACCTTGAGCGCGGCCGACCTGGACGAGCTTGCACGCCGCGGCAGCACGAAGACGAAGCGCCGGGCCGCGCTCGCCAGGACATTCGCGAAGCATCGGCCGCGATGACTAACATCTGTGGGCGCGGCAGTTGAAGGGATAGGTCAATGGCTGAGCACAGACACAAGACGGTTTTGAGCGGTGACGGCAAAGAGGATGTCACGGTTTCCATTAAGCGAATCAACAACGGCTGGATCATTTCAAGGACGGTTGAGAAAAAGGGCAAGAAGGGGGAGCCGTCAGATTTCCAGACAACGAAGACATATTCCGCCGTGAACCCAGAGATCACCGTGAACATGAGCGAGCCCGCGCTGGAGCGCGCGGGCTTGGTGCGGAGGAAAGCGTAGAAGCCGTGGCCGAGCAGGCGAAGGATCTGATAAGCCGGTTCAACCGGCTCAAGGCCGCGCGATCGACCTGGGAAAGCCACTGGCAAGAGCTGGCCGAGCGGTTCCTGCCCCGGCGAGCCGACTTCACGGCACAGCAGACGGCGGGGGCCAAGCGCACGGAAGACAACTTCGACGGGACGCCGATGCAGGCCGTGAGGGGCTTGGCGTCGGCCCTCGACGCCATGCTCAAGCCCAAGACCTCGAACTGGGCCGAGGTTCGCGCCGAAGACGAGGAGCTGAACGAGGACGATGGTGTCAGGGCGTGGCTCGAGAACAGCACACGGCTGACACGGACCGCGATATATTCGCCTGGGGCCAAGTTTCTGGAGCGGACCGGCGAGGTCGACAACGATCTCGTGACCTTCGGAACCGGGCTGTTGTTCATCGGCGAGAAGCTGGGCAAGGGCGAGCTGTTGTTCCGGAGCCTGCGGCTCGCGGACACCTACATTGCGGAGAACGCGGAAGGTGACATCGACACCGTCTTCCGCACCTTCAAATACACCGCGCGCCAAGCCGAGCAGGCGTTCGGCCGCGAAGCGTTGGGAGAAAAGGTGCGCGCGGCGCTGACCGACGATGAGCCGGACAAGGAGTTTCGTTTCCTGCACGCGGTCTTCCCGCGCCGGGAACGCGAGCCTGGGCGGCTCGACAACCGGAACATGCCTTTCGCCTCGTTCGTGATCGAGATCGCTTCCGAGCATGTGATCGAGGAGAGCGGATTTCACGAGTTCCCATTTGCGGTACCGCGGTGGGACACGGCCACGGGTGAAGTCTACGGCCGCTCGCCCGGGATGCTGGCCTTGCCGGACGCGAACACCCTGAATGTGATGGGCAGGACGATGCTCAGGACCGGCCAAAAGATAGCCGACCCGCCGCTCCTTGCCCCGGACGACGGCGTGATCGGCGCGCCTCGGCTGTTCCCGGGCGGCATTACCTATTACGACGCCTCTTTGTTCCGCCGCGGCGGCGGAGTGCCGATCCAGCCGCTGCAAACCGGGGCCAATCTGCCCCTGACGCTGGAGATGCAGAACCAGACCCGGGAACAGATCTGGGCGGCGTTCTTCCGCAACGTTCTGCAGCTTCCGGTACCAGGCAAGCAGATGACCGCGACGGAGATCCTTGAGCGTCGGCAGGAATTCCTGCGGGTCATCGGCCCGACATTCGCCCGACTGGAAACGGGCTATATCGCTCCGATCACCGAGCGGGTATTCGGCATTCTTCTCCGGGCCGGCGTCTTCGCCGAGCTGCCCGAGGCGCTTCGGGGCCGGCGCGTCAAATTCGAATACGCCTCCGCAATTCAGAAAGCGCAAAAACAGATCGAGATCGCGGCGGCGATGGCCACGATCGATGTGCTGGCGCCGTTCGTGGCGGCGGATCCGACAATCATGGACAATTTCGACAGTAACACGATCGCCCGCGACGTTGCCGAGGGGAGCGACATGCGGCCAAGATGGATACGCCCGATCGAACAGGTGCAGGAGATAAGAGAGGCGCGCCGACAGGCGCAGGAAGCGGAGGCCGCGAAGGCCGACGCCGAACGCTTGGCGGAAGGAGTCTCCAAGCTGCCGCTGGGACAGCCATAGGGCTGACTGGGCCGGACAGTGAAATTGCCACGGTGGTTGTCGCGACGTTTGCGCGAACAACCGGACATCGAGGGCTTTCTCGAGGATTTGAGACGCGCCGAGCTCGGCCCGCGCTACACGGAGACGGATCGCTGGCGGGATTTCCGCCGAGTTTTCTTAGACACCGCGGAAGGCCGCCGCGTGCTTAACCAGGTGCTTGCATGGTGCCGCCTGTTAGATTTGTCCTATGTAGAGGGCGACGTTTACGAGACACACGTCCACGAAGGCGCGCGGAAAGTGGGGCTGCAAATTTTCACGGCGCTCAATACGGAGCCCGTCAAGCGGCCT